GCGACGGATCTTACTTGCTTAGTCCAGGCCTCCAACCTTGTTGGATCAGCCTCCGTTCTAAGTGACACTGTTGGCGTGAAGCCGCCGGTCATCGAAGAGGCCCCGATCGTTAGCGGGCAAGCGCTTGTTGGTCAGGTGCTCACTACCACGAACGGCTTCTGGGCGAACATCCCAACCAGCTACGCTTATCAGTGGCTGAAGGGTGGAGCTGTGATTGCCGGGGCGACTGCATCCTCTTACGTTCTTGTCACTGCTGATGGCAACAACAGTATTATCTCCTGCCGTGTGACAGCAACGAATGCGATTGGCTCGACTCAGGCGACAAGCAATAGCATCCTGATCCCAATTCCAGTGAACACAGGCACGCCTGTTATTATAGTATTGAACGGGAACTTGGGCGACCTTGGAGTGACTCATAGGTGTACACAGGGGTTCTGGGATCACGAGCCTGCCACCTACAATTATAAGTGGTTGCGTAATGGAGCTGATATTGGTGCTCTGACAGGCTTTAACTACGGGCCGACTGGCGCAGATATCGGAAAGACTATCAACTGCCAAGTGACAGCAGCAAACGCGAACGGCTCCGCTACTGTGTTTAGCCCTGGCTTCTTCGTTCCAGTCTACGCGAAGTTCGATCCGGCGACTGCATCTAACGTGACGCTCTTAACAGCTGGCGCTGATATCCCTGATGTAAGAGTACAGCATAACGCTGCGGCGAATGGTGGCGCGAAAACACTTGTGCTTAAGTCGGCTGGGAAATGGTACTTCAAGTGTGCGATTGCTTCTATCTGGTACGCGGATGGTGGCCTTGGTTTACTCTTGAGTACTGGCACGCTTGCAGATATGATTGCAGGTCAGAATTGTGTGAAGGTGCGACAGCAGATTGGAGAGATTTGGGCGAATGGTGTTTACTCTGGGAAGAGGATTGGAGGGCTGGCTGGCAATCATTCAGTGAGTGTGGCTGTTGATCTGGATGCGCACTTGGCTTGGTTCCGCTATGATAACAACAACTGGAACGCACCAGCAGGCTTGCCTGGCGAGACTCCAGGGGTTAATGGTGGAGTGAGCTTCCCAGCAGGCTCGTACACCCCTGCTGTTTGCTTCTCATTTGGGAACAGCTCTCTCCAGGACATAACTTTCAACTTCGGCGCTTCTATGGCTGATAGTGAAATTCCTGCTGGGTTCCAGCGCGGCTGGCCAGCGTGAGGACACAATGTCAATCACCTTTCCAATAAACCCACAGCAAGGCCAACAGTACACGCCTCCCGGCATCCCTGTCACTTGGCAGTTTGATGTTGGGCGGAATGCTTGGCGGGTGATGAGGACTCCACCGCTTTGGAGTGACATTGCGAACAAGCCTGCATCCTTCCCGCCCTCGGAGCATGAGCATGAGATTGGGGATGTTGCTGAGCTTCAGAACACCCTAAACATTAAGCAAGATATCACTGCAAGAGGCTTGCCGAGTGGCTATGCCCCGCTTGATGAAACGGGAGTGGTGCCGTCGAACATGCTGCCGCCGGGTGTGGCGACGGGTGAGTGGGATGACTTGACGGGAAAGCCTTCTACATTCCCGCCTTCCCCACACTCACACCCTGTCGTCGAGATCAATGACAGTACATCAACTGGACAACAGCTCGTTCGTGCTGCTGGGGCCTTTGCTGCAAGGCAGATTATTGGGGCGATTGGGCCTGACGATAACGCACGCCTTGGCATCGACCATAACGGTGTTCAAGTTGGAATGAGGCGAACCCTCAACTTCATCGAGGGCGACAATATCACGATTGAAGTCACTGATGATGTGGCGAATGAAGAGGTCGATGTAAAGATTACTTCGGCGGGTGGTGGGGCAGCTGGTGCTGGCTTTATCAGCTCTGATGTAAAACCTGCGGCCCCCTTCAACGATGATCAGTGGTTTGACTCAGCCACCGGCTTGACCTTCATCTACTACAACGATGGGGTTAAGGCGCAGTGGATCGAGTCCATTCCTTACCTCAGCACGATCCCGGCGACCTTCACTAAGTTCGTCTTCCCCACCGCACCAACTAACGGCCAGACGTATGAGCCTGTAGCTGGGGCGCGCTGGAAGTGGAGTTCAACGCGAGGTGTTTGGTTCGCGATGACTCCGGTCGCGGATGCTTACACAAAGACAGAGACAGACGCCAAGTTCGTTGATCTTGCTGGCGACGCGATGACGGGGGTGCTGACACTCAACGCTGATCCCACTGCTGACTTCCAGGCCGCCACGAAGAAATACGTTGACACTACAGCGGCAAGTGCTGGGACTGGTAAGGTCAATCGTAGTGGCGATACGATGACTGGTCAGCTTAATCTGAAAGGACAAGGTGCAGTAGCTGTTGATGCTGCTGGTAGTGCTGGGTTTTTCTTCAATACAACAGGTCACACAAACCGCTTCTTCTTTGGTGCAAGCAGCAATGAAGATATACTGTCGTTATACAACTTCGGTACTGCTACTTCAAGGGCGCTGACTGTTGACGGAGTGACAGGTGTCCTGAATTTCCCACAGGGCGGAACTGTTCCTAATGAGCCCGCTGGTTCTTCTGCGAAGATAGCTAACACCGCGTATGTAGAAACTCGCGCTCAAGCATGGGCTGATCAACAAGTCGCTAATCGTCTCATCAGAACTGGTGATGCGATGACGGGACAGCTTACTACCGCAGGCAGTAATGGTGTACAATCAGCAGGCTCGGCTGGCGCACTTCAAGTTATGTCTGTCGGTACTGGAGGCCATGCTACTATATCATTCCATGTGCCTGGTTCGTTCGGTGGCAACATCGCTATGGATAGCGTTGGTTCCATCTACTACGGCGGATGGTCCTATGGTGCTACGTATTACAGATTCTGGTCTGATCAACTCTGCGGTTATCCTATCTCTAATGCGCGCTTAGCACACTTTGGCGACTTCTATCATGGTAGCGGCGCAGGTACTCAAGAGCCTTATAACGGTGGCATCGTAGGTGCTGCTGCAATCACGATGAGTGCTGGTATGACGCTGCGATATAGGGCGTTGCAAGTGCTGACTTCTTCTTGGTGGTCTGTTGGGTACGGATAGTCAGAGATGAACATCATAGATCATGGTGCTTGGGAGCCTTACACTCCGGAAGAGCTGCCTTACGGCTCTCCACCGAACGCTTTGTTTGTGAGGCGTGTAAGCGACCACGTGGACTGGTATGTGTATGCCAACGGGCCTGGAGTGATTAAGTCGAAGGCGGAAGTGCAGGCAGCAGCACAAGAAGCAGCCAACCCAAAGGGGCCTCAAAAAGACGCGAGTGAAACACCCGCACCAAAAGAGCCCCCTCCAAAGCCTAATCTACAGTCGGTTAACTTTCAGCCGGGTTCGGTTGTGTTCTCTGCGAACATTCATTCAGGGATTAATAAGTACGTCATAGGTCCAGTAAACAGAGATGTAACAGCACTCCATCCTGCTGATCAGGTTGTAGGTGAGATCACCGACTACACCGGCACTGACCCATTCAAAGACCTTAATGGCAGTATCTACGACCCTGCCGCTGGAACTATCACGCCGCTGGTGTTGCCGAAGCTACTCTCAAGGGCTATCATTGTCGAGCGCCTCAATGCAGATAAGAAGATCGACAAGCTTGCTGCGTATCTAAGCTCACACCCTTACGAGCATGAGTGGTGGTATGCGAAGCAGACCTTTGCTGAGACCGATAAGACGCTGAAGAAACTTCTGAAGGAGATTGGTGCTGATCTTGATGTCGTGCTTGCTGAAGCCCCGCCCTCACCGGACCCGCGCTTCACATGATCCAGGCAACGGGCAAAGTGGCGAGCACTCTTGTTGATGGGCTGAAGGCCCAGCCACTTGGCTTGGCTGTAGTCGTTATCAATGTTGTGGCCCTTTGTCTCGTTGGTTATGCCTTGCATGAGATTAGTCAGCGCACCGCCTCGCGTGATGCACTGATTACGAAGCTCGCTCAGGAGTGTAGGTTGGAGGTGCCGAAATGATCCCCGCTTGGCTTGAGGTCGCACGCCGCTGCATCGGGATTGAAGAGCATCCAGGCGATGCTAACAGTCCGCAGATCATGCGTGGGCCTGAGATCATTGCGGCTGCTTATCCAGAGATGAGGTCTTATTGTGCTTGCTACACGGCAGACTCTATCGCTTGGTGTGGCCTTGCTGTGGCGTTCTTCGTTACAAGTGCTGGCTACAAACCCATCTTCGGCGCTGACGACCTTCATCGTTTCTTGTGGGCCGATGCTTGGAAGGAGTGGGGAGTCAAGCTCACCGCACCAGCCCCCGGAGCGATTATCGTCTTGCAGAACCACGTCGCCCTTTATGAGAGGACGGAGGGGGAGAACGTAGTGCTGCTTGGCGGAAATCAAAGTGATAAGATTAAAGAAAGTTACTTCCCAGCGAAGAGCATCCTGCATATTCGCTGGCCTGAATAACAAAGGAGGAGAAGATGTGCGCTATCGGTACGCCTGGTTTCTACACTGCCCCTACGGACATGCAAGCGGATCAACGGATACTCGCGAGAGTAGGACCGGGGACTGAGAGTGCGGCAATCGTCACCGGAGTAAGTGCTGACGGGCGCTTCGTGAACCTGCGGGTCTTCCCTGACCAAGGTGAGGCCTTCCACATTCAGGGAATTGGCTTCGGGGACAACGAGCAGCTGGGTAGCTTCTCGAACTTGATCCCGCACGATGAAGCGGCGGAAGGTGAGACCGCTGCGAAGGAACAGGGCGAGGCAGACAAGCGCCGGAAGATGACCCGCAAAGAGAAGCTGGAACTGCCAGAGAAGCGGGCCAAAGAGATGCAGAAGCTAAAGGAAGAGGAATACAAAAAGGCTGAAGCTAAGAGCGTCAAGGACGAGCCTAAGAAGGGGAGGGCCTGATGTTCGGCGGCGGCGGCAGTCCCCCTCCTCCTCCCAAGCCACCCCCGACGCCTGCTGCCGCTCCTACACCAGCTGATACTAGTGTGGTGGAGGCTGGACAGAAGGCCCGGACTGGAGCGAAGGGCGGAGTTGGTTCAACCATTGCGACTGGTGGTGGCGGTCTAACGACCGAAGCTACGACCTCCCGCAAATCACTCTTAGGTGAATGAGATGTTTGGTGGAAACGATCAACCTCCTCCCCCGCCTTCAGCACCGATCCAAAGTGTGACTTCGCCTACGGCGGAGCAGACTGCGACGATGCCAGGGTCTGGACCGAAGGAAAAAGTCGCTGGGCAGATGGAAGCTAACTTGGCTAAGCCCGGTGCTCTTGCCACTCCAGCCGGTGATACAGAGACTAACAAGTCTCTGCTAGGAACATAATATGGCTCGACGAACTCGCCAAGAGCGGATGGAGAACGCTGAAGCGCGTCTCAGTGGGATGCGCGTTCCGCGATACTCGTGGTGGGTTCACTGGCGTGAGCTTGCGAACTTCATCCTGCCCCGTCGCTATAAGTGGTTGATAACGCCGAATGAGATGAGTAGAGGAACACAACTCAACACCGGCATTATTGACTCCTCAGGCACAATCGCTGCGAGGGTATGCGCCGCAGGCATGATGAGTGGCATCACGTCTCCGACGAGGCCTTGGTTCCGGCTTGGGATTGAGGGACTTCAGCTGAACGACACTTCAAGCGAAGGCTCGAAGTGGCTGGCTGAGGTCGAGAAAAGGATGCAGAAGGTCTTCGCGGAGTCTAACTTCTACAACGCGATGGCGACGCTTTATCTGGACTTGGTTGTCTTTGGAACTGGCGTGAGCATTTGCTACGAGGACTACGAGAACGTCGTCCGCTTCTACAACCCTTGCGCGGGTGAGTACTACCTCGATGCAGGGCCGAACTACGAAGTAGATGTGCTTGGACGTGAGTTCACTATGACGATCAAGCAAGTTGTGCAAGAGTTTGGGCTGGAGAACTGTTCGGAAAGTGTGCGGAAGTCTTACGAAGAGCCTGGACAACGCTCTCGCGAAATCGTGATCGGGCACTTGATTGAGCCGAATGATGGAAGTGAGAATAAGAAGTGGAAGTTCGTTGAGCTGTATTGGGAGAGGGGAACGACCAATGAGGGGCCGCTTCGTTCAGGCGGATATAGAGAGTGGCCTATTATCGCTCCGCGCTGGGACCTTGTCTCTAACGACGTTTACGGAAGATCGCCTGCGATGGATGCTCTTGGGGACATTAAGCAGCTGCAACAGGAGACGAAGAGAAAGGGTCAGGCGATTGATAAGATGGTCAATCCGCCAATGCTTGCCGATGTGCAGCTCCGCAATCAACCAGCTTCGCTTATGCCTGGAGGCATTACATACGTCAGCGGAATGCAGAACGTCGGCTACAAGCCCGTCTATCAAGTCAATCCGCCGATCCGCGATCTGAAGGAAGATATTA